AATTGCAAAATAAAACGGGGGCGGGCGGCACGGCAAAATATGAACTAGATATTGTTGGTGCTAAGGTGCCATCGCCACGCGGAAAGGCCGCACTAAACCAGGGGTGGGACGATATTACCGTGGCGGGAACAAAAGCGGGGAACGAAGCCACCAAACTTAAAATCAAGCGAATGATTGATATCGCTAAAAAGAGACTAAACAAAAATGCCACTGCTGAGGATAAAATTGAATTGCGCCCTAGTAATATAGCGGGAGAGTCATTGCATGACCGCTATAAATTTATCGCCAGTGAAAATAAAAAAGCTGGCGCATCTATGGGAAACATTGCCAAATACCACAAGGATAGAATTAATATTTCTGGCCCTGTTAAATGGCTGGAAAGCGAACTATCCGCAAATGGGATTACTGTAAACACTAATGGGAAACTAGATTTTTCAATGGCTAAATTACCAGCAGAAGATTTTCCATTAATTAAAGAAAACTGGCGGCAGATGAATGTCATGCTGAATAAAGGGGATACTTTCTTGGCCGCTCACGAACTCAAGAAAATGATGCGGCGGAATGGGTTATCGTATGGTCAAACTACAATGAAAGCGGGTGCTAGCCCTGACGTACAAAGCATATATAAAGGGTTCAGTTCTAAGATTGATGAAATTCTAGATTCCAGATCTCCCGCGTATGATGCGCAGAATATTAAATTTGGGGCAACACGGGATGTGATGAATAAAGTTGAGAAGGTTGCCAAAGATAACCTTTTTTCAGAATCGCCTGAATCTAATTTAGGGACGCTTACTAAGCGCATGATGGGGAACCCCGTATCGAGGCAGGCGGTAATCCACTATACAAAAGAACTAGACAAAGTTGCCAAACAATACGGCGGTAAATTTGATGATGACTTATTTTTGCAAGCGTATGTCGCGAACGATATGGACAAGGTTATAGAAGTGGCTGCAAAAACCTCGCTCAAGGGTGAAGCTGGCGCGCAAGTATTCCAGGCTGTAGATAAATCGGCCGCAGGGAAAGCCGCCCATTTAATTGATAAGGCAAGCAAATTTGCTGGCCGTAGAAGTGAGCAAAAAGCACTAGATACACTTCAAGCTCTGACTATGGAGTAAGCAACCATAAAATAAACCAAACAGTCAACAAGATAACAATGTAAGTCATATTCTATACTCCTTAGCTTGTGGCTTGTACTGTTGTGGCTATTGCCAGAACCAGGCAGATAATCGGGATGGCTGTGAGAAAGTATAGTTTCATTTCGGTTGCTCCGACATGCGTCTGGCCTCCCCCCTCGCTACAGCCAGCGCAGGCATAGCCTCTGGGGCGTTATCCAGTATTATCTCCGTTGCACTCTTAACGACCTGCTCAAGCTCAGCCTCCAACTCCGCGATGCGTTGCCGTAATTCTTTTGTTTCCACGAAATATTCATTACGCGCAGATAGGAATATCCCATTTTGTCTCTGTAGCCGTTCCAGCATGTCGGCGGCTTGTTTATGCGCTTCGGCGCTTGCGGGCAAGTTATCTACCGCTCTTTGTGTCGCTGACTGTAGTAAGAAATCTCGCATCGCCGCCACATCATCAGGCAGCACTGGTGTAAGGGCGGCTATGATGTCATCCATTAAATCCATATCGGCAGGAGATAAATAATTATCATGTCTCCATTGTCTATCGCGCAGTTCCTTTACTTGGTCTATTAGGTCAGTCATCGTTTTGCTCCAGTCGCTTGATTTCGGCGAGGTGTAGTTTTTTTGCTTTCTCAGTCATTTCGATTTCTCTTGTTGCATTCTCGCAGGTCATAAATCGTCGAATCCTGAACCATCACAATCACGCATAGGACAACGTTCAGGGCTATCAAGCTGAGTATAATTATGTCAGTCATTTCAATAGCTCCGGGTTTTCGTAGATGTTGCCGATGACTTGGTAAACGCCCTCAAGCCATAAATCTTCTGGCTCTATTTCAGTAAGCGCGATACCGACAGACCAGACTGAGAATTGATTCCGCCAACCTACCGGGCCAACAGCAATTTTTTCGCCATCTTCATCCTGCCATTCAACTATATCCCCCTCATAAATCTCAACCCCGTTCTTATCCTTGAGGCCGGTGTATTGCATCATTATAAAGTGCTGCGCGTGCTTATCACCGAACCCGATAAACTCCTCTGGCTCGCCCTCGTTGTCATATCCCAAAAAGAGTAAATCAAGCTCAACGCCATTAAATATCATTTCTGCTTTATTCTTGTCCCACGCGCGGAATTTAATTTCTCTCATATCACCCACCCCACCACCATCCAGATAACCAACACCAGCGCCGATGCAGCAGCAAGGCCAACCAATACACCGATATGGAAGCCCAGCTCCCAGTAATAGCGGTATGCGTTCTTTAGTTCGTTGTTCATTTCATTCTCCAATTGTCCCATTCATCATCTACAGTCATAGAATACACGGCGAACATAACAGTTCGACCCGTGCGCTTGCTGTGACGCTTCTTCATGGTTGTATGTATATCCCAGCCATCGTCCCTTAAATCGCAAATGCGGGCCGCTAACCGATATACCCTAAATCGGCTCATAGCAAAGCTTGCCGTGATTGATTTACCTGTAAGCAAGTAATCCAGCACTTCCTGATTTTGGCTTTTCATGACGCCCTCCCGTGGTTGGGGTGGAAACTGTGTTTATGTTCTGCGGCTTTCCGCGCACAGACGGCATTGAACCAATCATCGAAGAATCCCAAATCGGTATCTTTAGAATTTACAAATATTCGGGCATACCATTTCCCGTGTCTTCTTCGAACTCCAGTAACTCCGCTTGTATTGTCATGACGTTTTTTTGCGTTGCGCTGATTTTCGAATTTAGTCACGTCCCGTAGATTCTCAATTCGGTTGTCGCTACGATCTCCATTTATATGGTCAATTTCATGAGACGGGAATTCGCCATAGATATACAACCAAGCTAATCGGTGAGAGCGGTAGGTTTTGCCTCCGAACATGATACAACGATAGTCATATCCTGTGCCCCATCCTGCAACAGTACCGGGGGCAATTCGGTATGTTGGGCGTATTTTCCATCTAAATACTCCGTCCCCAGGGTTATAATCCAATACTCTTTTTAATTCGGTTTGGGTAATCATTATGCGGCACGCTCCAACCTATCCCCCCGCAATTCAATAACCTTCGGCAGTTCTCGCGATTCCCGTAGCTGTTCGACAAACCCAGGGATAATCGAATCTAGCGCCTTTTGAAAAGATTCGTCAGCATCAACCCGAATGATGAATGATTCATACTCTGGGTGATATGACATAAATTCCCATTGTTTCAAACCTGTGATCCACATCGAACCCTGAACCTGGGCCATATACGCTTTAGGGCATACGCCTTGCAGTAAATAGGAAACGTGGGTAATCGGCGCAGGGCATTTTATTTCTAGCCCTTTCGCTTGCCGGGTTTCGCCGTTAGCGTTTTTATGACGCTTGATTAATCCGTCTGGAGAACACCCGATTAGCTTTGATTTATCCTTGTAGATAAACCCTATCTGTTCGACATCAACGCCCATGATGAATTCGTAAGCATCGCGTGCCTCCGGTTCCATTTCCACGCCGCGTTCCATCCAGTAGCTAGGGCGGATAAACTTCTTCTCGCCCGTCACCCATTCGGCTGTTAATTCATAAAGATAATCATTAGCCTGTGAGCTTGGCTTTTTCGATGCAGTTACCAGGCGGTCAAACCCCGAAGCTGAAGCAACGCCAACCTTAGCGGCAAACCATTCATCTGTGCCTTGTTCGCAATCCACCTTAATCATTGATTTGCCCTCTTTTTCTCGAGCATACTAATAGCCCGTTTTGCTTGTTTCGCTGGGATAGTTTCAAATGACTCTGCTTTGAAGTTTGCCAGAAACTTATCCTTGTCGCCGCCGACTTCTTCAAACAATGCCTGTATGTTAATAGCGTCTGCCTCGTTCACATAGCTATCAGGGATACCACCGTCATTGTCCTGATCTGTTGACGCAAGACCCAGGATTGCAAATAGTGTGTATCGTTGCAAATAGGTCACGGTCGAGCCGATGGCCTGGATTGAGTTTTTACTGCCTGATGTGTCAGGATTCGCGCTCATCGATGTGCATTCTTGATGTCCCATTTGATGAGTGACGCAGCAAGTAACCGTGATTAACTGGTTTTCTGTCTGCTCGGTTTTCCAAGTATGCGATAAACCGTTTTCCGACAACTGGTTTTTGATACTGTCCAGTGTGTGAGCGAGGCTTGCGTACTTGTTATTATGCGCTGTCTTGTCTTTTGTAATATTGCCAACACTTGACCGAAACGTAGTCATGGCGTTTATGTATGCCTTCCGCGCTTCGTTTGCGTCGTTGCGTTCTTTGAGGCCCATTAGTTTTTCCAGCCTGTCCAGATCCGCGCCTTGGTCGAGCGCCAATTGCAACAGCGTGTCGGGGAGCGATGCTTGTGTAACAATCGCTTTCGGTTCAATGGTTGTTACTTTTGTCATTTCGTTGCTCCAGTTGTTTAATTTTCATATTCAGCCGCGCCCGCTCGATGTCCCTGACAAAACGATTCCAGGCCGGGCTTTGCAGTCGTTTCTCGGTGCGTGGTAGTGTGACTGTGAATGCTAGTTTCATGCCGGTATCTCAGTCTTATGCTCCAGCGACAAAAGGTTGGCTTTGCGCGTTTCGAGTTCGTTTACCTTACCCTGCAATCTCGCCCTGGTTTCCGTGATTTCATTGTCAATCGCAGTTATCGCGGCTTGGGCAATATCAGCATCATCGACGTTTATATCCGCCTCAAACTCGCAAGCGAATATCCAGTCTGTCATAACCCGGTCGATAAAAGCGCGGTCAGTCTCAACTGAAAAACAGTAGGAATATTTGCCCTGGTGGTAGGCTTCGGGGTCTCTGATGTATAAAAATAATTGCATGTCTATCTCTCCATTTCGAGTAAAAGGTCTACGAGGTCGCCTGCACATTTCTCGATAACATCCAGGGCCTTGGGCGTCGATACATAGCCGGTAGAGGCTTTGATTAATTCTTTAGATAACAGGTCGAACCTGCGTTCCCATTCGTCTATACGGGCATCGTGGCGGCACATCGCCATGTTCTCAGCTACGAGGTCTGATTCTACGGTGTTCATTAGTAGTAGCCCATTGTGTC